CGTGGTGACAGAAATGTCACCATGAAGAAGCCAGCCTGGCATCTCTTCCGCAAGGTCGAGAAACAGTCTGTAGGCTTCCGGCGTGGAATGCGCTTCACCGAGGTACTTGAGAGCTGGATGGCTCTCAGTCCGCCTGCGGCTTGTCGAGGCCCCCCCACTGAACGATCCGATTAAGGAATCGTCTGGTGGGACTTCCCCGATGATGTCAACGATGAAGCGGCGCACGGTAGACACGAATTTACTGAACATGACCCGAGGTAAAATGTTATATTCCTCGTTGGTTGTGGCCAAGCGTTCGTTCGTTAACCGATTGCGCTCCTCCGTCAAAAGCCATTTTTCAATGGCCCGCTGACGACGAAGCTCAGGGGAGTCCGTCTCGGTAGAGACGAACTTGGTCATCACCTGGCTGTTGAGGTACCTGACGGACGTTGAGTCCGGTAGGCCCTTCAGCTGGTCGACGACTTCCTGAGTTATATCCCTCGAGAACCAATGTGTTGGCCTGTGGCCGCGACGTTTGTGGCTCTTGTTCATGTTGGTGTCCAATCATGAGATCGTTGCGTACTGAGTACACAGCGTAAAAGAACACGAGGAGAGATAGAAAGAGAACAACCATCAGTCCCAAGAGGGACACAATGATACGCTCACCTCCACCACGCCCCGTTGCATATGGCTTTGCCATCTGAACGAACCCCAATAGGGGAGTTCAGTCCCCCTTAGTAGAGGGCCTGCAACTCGTTGATTGCCGAGGCCAGCAACGCGTGATTAAGCGCGTTGGCGGTCAGAGCACGAGCGTCCTTTCGCTCGGCCGTCGACGAATCTTCCGCAAAGGAAAGATCCACGTTCACGGTCGTGTTACGGACCACGGTGGGCCGGCTGATGCCGGCTACGACGACGTCCTGAACGATCGGGATAATGAGCTTCATCTTCACGTTACGACGACCACTGGCCGTCTTGGCGATCGAAAAGCTCAACTGGTTTTCCCCGATGGGGATACCAGTTCCCTCCGTCAGCGTTGCAACACCGGAGACGATGTCTCGGGGCTGAAACGTATGGGCAACAGGCGTTGCCTTACCATCGTTGATGGTGACTGCAGCAAGCTGCGGCATGGATATATTCTCCGTGTTGTATGCTGCTATATGCAGTGACGGTTAAGCTGGTTCACACCAGCTGCCTGAGAAGAGCTAAGGCCGACGCAGCACGCGCCTGCCTATTCTTCCCAAATGGGTTTGCATCTGCATAGGGAACGGGGAATCTGAAGTTTGATTCCACGCCCCGTTGCATTAAGCCCC